TGGAGCAACAGTTCTGCGTGAAGCGGGTCAGGGGAGGAATCCAGCAGCCCTAAGCGATTTGAATTGTGTGCTCTTTTTTCGTACAATTTAAAAACCCTTTAATATCAACACTTTAAAGGGTTTTTGTTTGTCTTATATGATAAAAAGGGGCAGGCGAGGGGCATAATTTATAGTTTTATCTTTTCTAACTTACTAGATATGTCTGATACCATTTTTTGAGTGACATGGGAATAAATCTCTAGTGTGGTCTTTGAGTCACTATGTCCTACTCTATCCATGATGGCAGTCAAAGGAATGCCTAGCTCAGCAAGTAGGGATATGTGAGAATGTCTAAATGTATGTGTAGTTATATTTTTTTCTATGCCGATTTTTTGACCATGTCTTTTCAATGCACAAATAATCCTGGCATTTGTTATTGGTTCTCCTAGAGTATTGATGAAAATAAAATCTGTATCAAATCCATTTGTCGCATTCTCTATTATTTGCTCTTTGATAATATCTAACACTTTTTGAGGTGCTGTTATAACCCTATCGGACTTGATTGTCTTTGGTGTAGTTCTCTCTTTTTGTCTGAAATCGTATGTATGCTTGATGTGAATAATCTTTTTAGAAAAATCTATATCCTCCTTGTAGTTTAAGGCTGCCAGTTCTCCATACCTCATGCCAGTAAGAAAAAGAACTTTAGCTATTCGGATATACTTTGTAATTCGATAATCACATAGGGCCTCGTCTTTTAAATTTTGGATGAATAACTTAAACTCTTTTTGGTCTAAGTATTTTGTGTTTTTCTTCCTGAGTTCGTCGGATGTAATTACTTTTCTAGGCGTTTCAACAAATAGCATTTCATTTGTATCAATATAATTCATTCTGATAGCGAATTTCATTATCTGATTGAGCTTGAACTTGATTTTAGAAACATAGTTATGAGATCTCCCGTCTTGTAATAGTTGATCTATTACTTTTTGTAATAAACGTCTATCAATATTTCTAACTAGGTAGTCGCCCTCTATCTGCTTTAAAATCTCTTTTTTTACATTTTTTGAAGCATAGACTGTTGAATTTTTAACACCGTGTTTCCAATTCTCCTCGAATTCCTCATATAGTTTTTCAAAAGTTATATCAGAAACAAAATGTTGTTTTTCTCCTAACTTTTGTTTTATCTTTTCCTGCAGCAAGATAGCAGCTTGATTTCTTGCCTGAGGAGTTTTCTTCTCCATGGTCACTGAAACTTTTTTTAATTTCTCAGTATATGGATCTTTATATCGCTCAAAAAATTTGTATTTTCCGTTGGGAAGTTCTTCCATCCACATTGCGTTTACCTCACTTTTTTGTTAAAATGGGTATAAGAAAACGACCTTTTGAATGGTTGTTTCTTATACGTAAGTTCCTCACACTCAGAGTCGCCAAACTTTGCGAGTGTGGTTTTTTTTATTTACGAATTATGAACGATAACGTCCAATGCTCCCATGATTCGCTGAGCGTTTTCGACTGCTTCTTTGTACTCTTTCGAAGTGTTCTTTACTGGTTTTCTAATCAAGTCAATAAATACGACTGGTTTGGTGAAGTCGTTTGAGGTCACACGGACTGTCATGTTCAAAATTTTAGAAGTTGATTTTCTTTTTGCTACAATACCGCCTGCGACAGCGCCAATCGCACCAAACATAGCGCCTGCAATCAATGCTTGACCAACTCCTCCAGAAACAACCGTTTGATTATTGATAATCAATTCATACGATACTAAATCCTCAAATGAATACCAATCTGTGTCATTCTTATCTTTCTTAACCAAGGACGGTATCAAAGACAATCCCATCGTTCCCATTGCAAGCCCTGCTTTTAACGAGCCTTTAATTGCTCCTCCGACCAATCCTGAAGAGTCTTTTGCTTTTTGAGCTCCATGAATACGATAGGTACGGTTATATCTATCAATTTCAAGTGGACCTACTTTGTCCGTCCGTCTACTTCTTGCAGCAGGAGTAGGAGAGACTGGTTTTGTAGTTGTTTGAGGTTGTTCAGTCGGTTCTTGGTTAGCGATAGAATAACCGCAATTTGGACAGAACTTGTATCCTTCTACTGGATTGCCACATTCAGGACAAAATTTCATAATAACCTCCAAAATAATAACTATTTAGAATCCTTTATGCTCTTTTTTCTACCCATAGCCGACGAGGTTATGGGTTTTTATTTTTCTCAATACCTCGCCACAATGCACCAGCTATCACATCTGCTTTTAACATTACACGTCAATATCATAATATTGTTGTAAGGTATTGTTCCCTTGTTTGTATTTTGTAACGAGGTCAATAGCTACTCGTCGTTGCTGTTGATCGTCCAATAAATATTCATCATAGCTCAATATCCGATAATGAACAAAATCAACTAATCGATTAAAAAGGGCATTATCGCTGATTGTATTTGCTTGTTTAATTTGCTCGTATGAGTGCTTGTTTTTGAGGTGCCAGACCATGCGCTCATTATTGATGTAAAAGAGAGAGGCCATGGTGTTAGCTTCTATCTCTAGCGGATTGCTCTGGTAGTTGTTAGCGCAAGCGAGGGCGACCTCATCAGAACGACCCGTGCTAAAATGGGCTGCAATATGGGCTAATTCATGCAAAATGGTAAAGATAACTCGTCTTTTGATATGTGTTTGATTGATATAAACAAGGTACTTTTCTTTTTCTTTGCTATAAATGGTAAAGCCGTCATTGTGTTTACAGATGATATCATCCAAGTAGGTAACATCTGGATTATTGACAAGCCCTCGATATCTAATGTATTCAGACCCAAGTAGACCAGCTGAAGGAAGCATAGGAAACGGGTCCTTTTCAAAGAAGATAAAATGAAGGTTGTAAGTCTGTTCAAAGTAACGGATAATGTGCTGAAAAGTAACTTGTTCAAGTGGAATATTATTCTGTCGAGACACTGCTTCAATCACCGGGACGGCGTAATCCCAGTGTCGGATGTACTGTCTACGTGAAATAATTTTTCTAGCCATAATTACCTCCACTTACTGTCATCGTCCATCAGGGTTTTAGCAGTTACCATCAAGCTTTCAATCGCCTTGTTAAAACGAGCCTTTTCTTCCTCGGTCATGTTCTGGGTCTGATTTCTGAACGCTGCGACTAATTCAGTCTCAGCTGGACCAAGATACTTATTTGTCTTGTCATCGCTCGCTATTGCTGGGTTATCTGTACGACCAAGCAGATAGTCGGTAGACACATTGAAGTAGTCGGCGATTTCTGAAATTCGTTCAGTGGACGGTTTTGAATTTTTTAGATTATAAATAGTATTTCTACTATAACCAAGTTTTTCTTCCAATAAATTTATTGAAAGGCCTTGCTTTTTGGCAAGTTCTTTTATTCTGTCAAATGTCTGAAACATTGATTTATCAACCTTTCTAAGAACATGACAAAAAATATTTAATATTTCTCATTAAAATGCTTGACAAAGTTAATGCTAAGTATTAAAATAGTTTTTGTAAGTTAGTGAGTTAGTAAAAAACGAAGTAAAAACTTATCTAAAAATAATAGCTTTGGCGAGCGAGAGAATTGATAGATATTGTTTTATCAAGGTTTTTAATTATGCTTTCATTTTAATACTATACATTAATTTTGTCAAGTAATTTATAAAATAATTTACTAACTCATTTTCTTACTTTTAAAGAAAGGAGGGAGACGAATGTCGAAAAATGAAGCTCCTCTAATATCTTTAGAGAATCTAAAAAACGATATTCAAAGTTTTGTTGAGAAGGTCGCTGATGAAGCTATTCAACAATCTGAGACATATTCGCAAGCAATTTTGCTAGTTTCGAAAAACACTAGTTTTTCAGAGCATGGCTTAGCAATGACAAAAGCTATCCAAGACGAAATCACGAAGCGCGCCTTGAATAGCCGTGTGTAAAAATTATATCGCTTCGATTTTCACAATTGAAGTAGAAGCGTAGATGGTTGATGGTTTTTCAACATCAAAGAAAAACGGAGCGTTTGCTACTATTTCTAAAAAACTTGGAACCAAACCATCGTGATGATGATACCAAAGTCCGCTAAGTTCACCTAATGAAACTGAGTTGTTTGAAGTTTTCCAAGTTTGAAAAGTTTGTTCTTCATGGAAAATAGCTTCGGTACCATCTGAAAAAGTAACTTTTATTCTATGCATATAATCCTCCTTTCTAGTTTTATTATAGCAGAAAGCGAGGAGAGAAAAAGAAAAGAAAGGAGAGAAATATGCCAAATATGGATGGTGGACGTCAAAAAATCAGAGATTATCTGAAAGAGCATAATTTGACGATGGCAACGCTAGCAGTACAGTATAGCATGGCTCGTCAAGATGTAACTAATATCCTGAATGGTAAGCTGAAAAATCCACAAGCAAATCAGTTCATTGCTCGGGTTATTGAAGATTTTAAAATTCGGTAACGCAAAAAGCACCTAACAGAAGTCAGGCGCTAATCAAAATAACTAACTGAATTATATCACGAAAGGAGCAAAAATGGAAGCAGTTGAAATTGTAAGAATTAAAGATGTGATCATTGAAAAAGTTTCAGCCAATGATGAAGAATTGGAACACATCTTTGGATGCTCAAAGCGACAAGCGGGAGACATGAGACGAGAGATGAAAAAGCTACCTAGCCAACAGAAACATCTTAGGAATGATGGTCAGCTCGTCACAATCAAAGGCTTTGACGAATATCTGCAATATCGTGGAACTCGAACTTGGAAGAAAGAAATGGTGAAAAGCAAGAAAATGAGGTCAGTCGGATGAACCTACTAGCAAGAATTAAAAACTACTTTTCGGAAGAGGTCGAAGAAACCAATCTGGACTGGAGAGTGGTCGCTCTGGATCTCAATCAATCACTGATTGAAACACAAGAAAAACTTCAAAATGCCAATCAGCGTATTGCTGATCTTGAAAACATGGTGGCAATCTATAAAGAAAAGGAAAACTCAAAATGATGGAATACCTTTATTTCGTGACAATCGTCGGAATCGGGCTCTGGTCTCTAGTAAATAGGCTGGATGAACACGCTGAAATGAAGCAGAAAGAGCGTCAGCTGATAGCTAACAATGTCGCACGCATGAATCTGAGAAATTCAGACAAACAATTTACTTATGATGTAGAGCCACCTGTGGGACTCGCAAAAGGTGTAGAAGAAGGAGTTTAAAATGGTAACAATCAATAAACTAGAAATCGAAAACGTCAAGCGCGTGAAGGCGGTCGAACTAGAGCCGTCAGCGACTGGCTTGACAATCGTGGGTGGAAATAACAATCAGGGGAAAACAAGCGTACTGGACGCGATTGCTTGGGCGTTGGGTGGTAACAAGTACAAGCCTAGCCAAGCTCAGAGAGAAGGCAGTACAATCCCTCCTAGTCTTAAAATCACGCTATCAAACGGATTGATTGTGGAGCGTAGTGGTAAGAACAGCACACTCAAAGTGATTGATCCAAGCGGTAATAAAGCAGGACAAAACTTGCTGGATAGCTTCGTTGAGGAGCTGGCTATCAACTTGCCAAAATTCATGGAGCAGACTAGCAAAGAGAAAGCTAAAACTCTGTTGCAGATTATTGGAGTTGGTCCTCAATTGGCTGAATTGGAATTGCAGGAAAAGACCAAGTATGACGAACGCCATGCAATCGGTGTGATTGCTGACCAAAAGGAGAAGTTCGCAAAAGAACAGCCGTACTATCCAGATGCACCGAAAGAGCTAGTCTCTATCTCTGAACTTATCCAACAACAACAAGCTATCCTTACCAAGAATGGCGAGAATGCTCGTAAGCGCCAGAACTTGGTATCTATCCAAAATCAACATGACTCAGCGACTGCAGAAGTTGAACGACTGGAACAATTGCTGGCTGATGCGAGAACAAAAGAAGAACAATTGGCTCAGGATTTGGCTATCGCGAATACCGATGCCATGGACCTTCTCGATGAATCAACTGAAGAAATCGAAAAGAGCATCGCAGAGATTGACGAAATCAATCGTAAAGTGCGTGCTAATCTGGACAAGGATAAAGCCGAAGAAGATGCTAAGGGTTATCGCGAGCAATACAAGGAACTTGATAATGTGATTGATGATATCCGTAAGCAAAAAACAGACTTGCTCACCAATGCAGATTTACCGTTGCCAGGCTTATCCGTGGATGATGGAGAATTGCTCTATCTTGGCCAGAGATGGGACAACATGTCTGGTAGTCAGCAGCTGCAAGTTGCGACCGCAATCGTGCGTAAATTGAAGCCAGAATGTGGATTCGTGCTAATTGATAAGCTGGAGCAAATGGATCAGCAGACCTTGCAAGAATTTGGCGCATGGCTTGAGCAAGAAGGCTTGCAAGCAATCGCGACTAGAGTATCAACAGGAGACGAATGTAGCATCCTGATTGAAGACGGGTATAGCGTGAAGCCGGTAGAATTCGCAAGCGCCGCTCAACAAGGACACGCTGAAACAGTCGCACCAACTTGGCAAGGTGGATTTTAAAAACTAAAGGAGAACAACCATGAAAAAAACAGAAACTTTTATCGTATTACGTAACAGAAAAACAGGTAGCTTTTTATTGAAATACAAAAGCAAAGAACACACTCTTGCTTATTCAGCAGAATATACAAAAGAATTGAAACATGCTGCTAAAAATGAAGTTGAAGCGACAAAAATACAAATTGAAGATTTTACAAAACTAGCGAATGCATTAAATTGTGAATTGCTCGAAGTGACTGCAACGTATGAGCTCAAAACACTTGACGGTGAAGAACCGGAAGAATTGATTAAAGAAACTGAAACATCGAGTGAAGAAGAATTTAAAAGATTCTTAAAAATGTTAGAAGCTGGGATGGAGGATGACTAAACATGCAAATCACAAGAGGAAAACGGGCGCGAGCTCAAAAGGTAGTTATCTACGGTCCAGAAGGGATTGGGAAATCTAGTTTTGCTGCTGAATTTCCAAATGCTGTCTTCATCGATACAGAAGGTTCGACAGATAACATGGATGTGGCTAGATTAGACAAGCCGACCAGCTGGACCATGCTGATCAATGAGATTGCTTTTATCAAGGCGAATCCTACCGAATGTGGCACATTGGTCATTGACACAATCGACTGGGCGGAAGCTTTGGCAGTTAATTACATCTGTTCGCAACACGGTAAGCAAGGGATTGAGGATTTTGGCTGGGGCAAGGGGTACACCTTTGTACAAGAAGAAATGGGACGTTTCTTAAATAGTCTGTCTGACTTGGTTGATATGGGTATCAACGTGGTATTGACTGCGCACGCTCAGATTAAGAAATTCGAGCAACCGGACGAGATGGGTTCTTATGACAGATATGAGCTCAAACTTGGTAAGAAGACAAGTTCCCAAACTGCACCGCTGGTAAAAGAGTGGGCAGACATGGTTCTATTTGCCAATTACAAAACCTTAGTCATGACGGCCGAGAACGGCAAGAAGAAGGCGCAGGGCGGTGAACGTGTGATGTATACCAATCATCGCCCAGCATGGGACGCCAAGAACCGACATGGATTACCTGATAAATTACCGTTCCATTATGCAGGGATTGCTCATATCTTTGCGAATCAGCAAGTGCATACACAACAGCCACAACCACAGACAGTCGCTCCAGAACCTCAGCAGGCTGTTCAGCAAGCCTCTGAGCAAGTTCAAGAAGAATTGCCTCTTGATATGTCACAGGTGGCTGAAAAGCCTCAAAATGAAGCTCCTAGCACGCCGCAGACACCACCTAAACAATATCATGCAAGTTTGCCAAAGAGTTTGACAGACCTCATGACACAAGGAAACGTGACAGAAGAAGAACTTCAAAAAGTCGCTTACATCCGTGGACACTTCCCGTTAGGAACGCCAATCGAAAACTTCCCGCCTGATTATTGGGATATGATTGTTGCACACTGGCAGGCGACTATGGAAGTTATTCAAAACCAAGTGCGAGCAGATCCTGAGCTGCCCTTCTAGATGTAGATTCTGGGAATTAGAAATCATAGCAAAATATAATAAGGAGTATCTATGAAAGATAAAACTATTAAAATCGATTTGTCAAAAATTGCAAATACAGCCTTACAAGAAAAGGTTGACAAAGAACTTGAAAAAGTCCTTGAGAATATTCTGGATCTCAATACAGAAGCTAAAGCGACTCGCAAGGTTACTATCATACTAACGATGTCAACAGACGATGAACGTACTGTCGTAAAAACAGGTATGGAAGTCAAATCTACTTTAGCACCGCAGAAAGGTGTTGCAACAACTGTCATTGTCGGTCGCGACGACACTGGTAAAATTCACGCAAATGAGCTCAAGAGCGGCATCCCAGGTCAGACTTACTTTGATGACAACGGAGATATGAGAACCGACACTGGCGAACTCGTCGAAGAAGTAGAACAACAAAGCACAAATATTATTGATTACAACAAAAAGAAAGCAGGTAACTAACCATGACAGAAAATCTCAAAGAAGCATTATCTTACACAGTCGAACTAGCGGGTAAAGAAAAGAAAATCATTCGATCAGAGACAGGGAAGGAATATTTTGACAGCAATGAATATGACTTACAGGAACTTAACCCTCGTAAGTACGCACCTATTCTCGAACTTCAGACACTCAAGAGTCTTGTTGACTACCTCAAATCAGATAACGATCTCATCAGTGATCGTAAACTTTTAGTTGTCGTGGACAGTTACCAAAAAGTATCTGTATATAATCAAGTTGATTTTGAAAATGGTAAACGTCCTCAGCTCGTGTCTGTAAGAGCATCTGTCCCAGTTATTCCGTTCAGTAATTGGCGCGACCAGGAAGAATTCAATATTATGCTGCAGTCTATGTTTATCGATGATGCAGACCGTAATTTGGTTTTGGATTTTGCTAGCCATTTGAAAATCGAAAAAGGTGCAGAAGTACAGGACAATGGCATCAGTCAAATGGCTACGGTTCGCGATGGTGTAGCAAGCCTAGCACAAGCTAAAACTCCAAATCCAGTAACCTTGCGACCATATCGTACTTTCAACGAAGTGGAACAACCAGCAAGTCAATTCGTCTTCCGCATCAACAAATTGGCAAATCTTGCGCTCTTTGAAGCAGATGGTGGTAAATGGAAATTAGAAGCCGTCGAAAGCATCGCAAATTATTTAAAAAATGAACTTGCTAGCAACAAAAAAATTACTATTTTAGCTTAAAGGAGAAATCAACATGACACAACAACAATACAACAACTTTGATCACGAAATTGGCTGGGAAGATACGATTGAAAAAGACTCGGATTTCGTCCTTTTGCCTGATGGGTTGTACTATTTTACAGTCGTTGGCATGGAACGCACACGACACACACCAAATCCGCAAAATCCCGGCAAATTGCCAGCATGTAACAAGGCTATCGTTAGCATCAAAATCGTCGCTAACGAAGGCGAAACCGAACTGCGCCACAACCTATTCTTGCATAGCACAACTGAAGGAATGTTATCTGCTTTCTTTGCTGCAATTGGCCAAAAGAAAAAAGGCGAACCGCTTCGCATGAACTGGAATACCATCATTGGCGCAACTGGTGTATGTAAGGTTGGAACCCGACAATATAACGGAAATAATTACAATGAAGTCAAATCCATGCTCTATCCCGAAGATGTAGATTATACGAAAGTATTGAACCAACCACAAGGACAAGCTGGATACCAAGCTGGTCAATTCTAGGAGGTAAGGGATGCAATTAAGACCTTATCAACAGGAAGCACGGGAGGCTGTTCAAGCTGAATGGGCTAAAGGTCACAAGCGCACGCTCTTAGTATTGCCTACGGGATGTGGAAAGACGATTGTATTTTCCAAAATCATTGAAGACCAAGTGAAAGAGGGCAAGCGGGTGCTTGTCCTTGCTCATAGGTCAGAGCTTTTGGAGCAGGCTAGCGACAAGCTCAAGACTGCTACTGGTCTTGGCACGGCCTTAGAGAAAGCAGAGAATACTTCTATCGGTTCATGGTATCGTGTTGTGGTCGGATCGGTCCAGACCATGCAAAGAGAAAAACGCCTTAGTCAATTTCCTCCCGACTGGTTTGATACGATTGTCGTCGATGAAGCCCATCACGCTATCTCAGACGGCTATCAGCGCGTCCTTGGCTACTTCGAGCAGTCTAATGTCCTCGGGGTAACAGCAACGCCCGACCGTGGAGATATGAAAAACCTTGGTTCCTACTTCGACAGCTTAGCTTATGAGTATTCGCTGGTACAGGCTATTAAAGAAGGCTATCTATCGAAAATCAAGGCTTTGACAATCCCGCTTAGCTTGGATTTATCAAATGTCGGCATGTCAGCGGGTGATTTTAAAGCTAGCGATGTCGGAACGGTACTAGACCCATATCTGGAGCAGATAGCAGATGAAATGGTCAAGCAATGCGCAGATCGTAAAACAGTCGTATTCTTGCCTTTGGTCAAGACTTCACAGAAGTTTCGCGACATCCTAAATACAAAAGGATTTCGTGCTGCTGAAGTGAATGGAGAGTCCAAGGACCGTGCAGAAGTCTTAGAAGACTTCGAGAATGACCGCTACAACGTTCTTTGTAACTCTATGCTCTTGACTGAAGGCTGGGATTGCCCATCAGTAGATTGCGTAGTTGTGCTAAGGCCTACCAAAGTGCGAGCGCTCTATTCTCAAATGGTGGGGCGTGGGACTCGCTTGCATCCAGGCAAGGAAGAATTGCTCTTGCTAGACTTCCTCTGGCACACCGAACGCCACGAGTTGTGTCGGCCAGCTCACTTAATCTGTGAGACTCCAGAAGTTGCTCAGAAAATGGTTGAGAACATGGAAGAGCAAACTGGTGTAATGCTTGACCTCGAAGATATGGAAGTTAAGGCAACCGAGGACGTCGTCGCACAGCGTGAAGAGGCTTTGGCAAAACAATTGGAAGAAATGCGCAAGCGTAAACGCAAGCTAGTGGATCCATTGCAATTTGAAATGTCTATCCATGCTGAAGACTTGTCGAACTACGTACCTAACTTTGGAATCGAGCAGTCTCCTCCAACAAAAAATCAGTTACAAGCCTTAGAAAAATTTGGAATTTTTACTGACGAAATCGGAAATTACGGTAAAGCTAGCAAGTTACTAGACCGACTTAGCAAGCGACAGTCAGAAGGTTTAACGACACCAAAACAGATTCGATTCTTGGAAAGATACGGCTTTAGAAATGTCGGTCTATGGAGCTTTGAATCAGCGAACAAGCTGATAAATCGCATAGCAGCAAGCGGATGGAGACTTCCGCAAAATGTTAATCCTAAAGAATATGTGCCAAATTAAAAAAGTTCTTTGAAAATTTAATAAAAACACTTGACTAATTGCCCGTACGGTTATATAATTTACTGTACGGGCAGAAAAGAGGTGATTGAATGAGCCCACGAACAGGAAGGCCTAAAAGTTCCAATCCTAAAAATGTTCGTCTTGAAATTAGATTAACCAAATCTGAAGCAGAGGAGTTACAGGCGTTAGCTGATAAACTCAACACTAACAAGACAGATGTTATTATTAGAGGTATAAAACTTTTACAGTCTGAACATAAAAAATAGGATAAAGCCCCTGTCGCCAAACATCAGCTTTACCCTATCGCTGCAGAAAGTGTTTCCGCATGAAATATTATATCATGCGAGACACTTCTTTTCAACATACACAAAGGAGTGTTTTTATTATGACAAAAATTGAACTTTTAGACAGTTACGAAGAACTAGTAGCCTATACTTCAGAAATTAGAGAAAGTCTGGATATTTTACATGAATGGTTAGCCAAGAAACCTAATATTGAGGATTACTGGTCTTACCATAATTTGATTGCAGGGCATGGACAACACTTTGCCTTGCTAAATCTTATCATGCATCGTATGGACTGCTTGACTGAGGAACATGGTGCAATTGTGAGAGAAGAAGTCAGAACAGGAGCGTGCAAGAATGGGAAAAATAATTGATTTAGCTAATACAAAATTTGGACGATTATTGGTACTAAATACTTTTGAACGCCGAAAAAGATATATTTATTGGCTATGCAAATGTGATTGTGGTAATGAAAAATATATTCGCAGTGATCACCTACGATATGGGAAGATAACATCTTGCGGATGTTTTGAAAAAGAAGCTAGAAAAGAGGGGAATCATACGACCCACGGACTTTCTAAAACTAGAATCTTTAAAATTTTTCATGGTATGAAAAAACGCTGTTACAATCCCGAATGTGTTGCTTACAGTAACTACGGCGGTCGAGGTATAAAAATATGTGACGAATGGCTAAATAATTATACTTCATTTCATGATTGGGCGTTGTCTAATGGATACTCTGATAACTTGTCTATTGATAGGATAGATGTTAACGGTAATTATGAACCATCTAATTGTAGATGGGTGGATGCTAAAATTCAAGCAAATAATAGAAGACCAAGAAAAGACAAAGCAAAAGAATTGAAATAAAAGGAGAAAACAGTGGCAGAGAATGATTTTAATTTGTTGCCGTTGCTGGATTATATCAATCCTGCCACGGTAGACTACCAGACATGGGTTAATATCGGCATGGCCTTGAAGCATGAGGGATATACGGCAGCAGACTGGGATAACTGGTCGCAAAACGATAGCCGATACAAGAAATTCGAGTGTTTCAAGAAATGGGATACTTTCAACGAAGAAGCAGGAACAATCGTGACGGGTGCGACTATTACCCAACTTGCTAAAGAAAATGGCTGGGTGTCGCAGTCTAGTTATGATAGCGAGAATGCGCATGAGTTAGGATGGACCGATACAATAGACCGTGATTATCGTGTCATTGATAAAGACTGGATTGAAGGTAAAGAAATCCATGAGCCGACAATTTGGAATCCGGTTCAGGAGATTATAAAATACCTTGAAACACTTTTTGAAGCTGGCGAAAATGTAGGTTATGTGACCAAATGCTACCAAAAAACTGACGCCGAAACTGGCGAGATTGTTAAATGGCTGCCAACTAAGGGAGCATATGATCGTACAGCTGGTGAGTTGATTCAGCTCTTACAAGAATGTAATGGAGATATTGGAGCTGTCCTTGGTGACTATCACGAAGAAGCTGGCGCATGGATTCGATTCAATCCAATGGATGGAAAAGGCGCTAAAAACGAAAACGTGACAGATTTCAGATACGCCCTGGTCGAATCCGACAGTATGCCAATCGATAAGCAGAATGCCATCTACAAAGAATTGGAGCTACCAATCGTAGCCTTAGTACACAGTGGAAATAAATCACTACATGCTATCGTCAAAGTAGATGCCAAGAATTACGAAGAGTATCGTAATCGTGTTGATTATCTTTATAAAATTTGTCAGAAGAATGGGATCATAGTTGATACTCAAAATAAAAATCCAAGCAGGCTATCACGTATGCCAGGGTTCATCCGAAACGGTCAGAAGCAATTTTTGGTAGATACTAACATCGGTAAGGCTGACTGGGATGAATGGTATCAATACATCGAAGATTTGAACGATGACCTGCCGGATCCTGAAGGGTTGGCTGACAGCTGGGATAACTTGCCAGAGTTAGCTCCTGAGTTGATAAAAGGCGTCCTTCGTCAAGGCCACAAGATGCTGATTGCTGGTCCGTCCAAGGCTGGTAAGTCATTCGCTTTGATTGAGATGTCGATAGCGATTGCAGAGGGCAAGAAGTGGCTAGGCTGGGATTGTACGCAAGGGCGTGTCCTCTATGTCAATCTAGAGCTAGACCGTCCGTCTGCCTTGCATCGATTCCGCGATGTCTACCATGCAATGGGATTGGCTCCGCAAAATATCAACAACATCGATATCTGGAATCTACGTGGGAAGACCGTACCAATGGATAAGCTGGCGCCCAAACTCATTCGTCGAGCTTTGAAGAAAAATTATATCGCAGTCATCATCGACCCAATCTATAAAGTCCTGACGGGTGACGAGAATAGTGCGGACCAGATGGCACATTTTACGAATCAATTTGATAAAGTGGCCACAGAGTTAGGCTCTAGCGTTATCTACTGTCACCACCACTCAAAAGGTTCGCAAGGTGGCAAGAAGTCCATGGACCGCGCTAGTGGTTCGGGTGTATTCGCTCGGGATCCTGACGCGCTCATTGACTTAGTCGAACTGGAAGTATCAGAGGAATTGCTTACTCAAAGACTGAATCAAGCAGCGTGCAAAGTATATAAACAGGCTTTGCAAGAGCGAAATAATGCCTATTACCAACAGAATGTAGGCTTAGATGACCTCTTGAGCCCTGCGCAGATGAGAACGCATTTCGAGAAAGGCATTCCTGATGTCATGGCTCGGGCGCCTTATGTAGGCAGGCTCGAAGAAGTCCGTAACAAAGTCCAGATAGCGACCGCATGGCGTGTCGAGGGCACGCTCCGAGAGTTTGCCAAGTTTAAGCCAGTCAACATGTGGTTCAGTTATCCAGTGCATACACTTGATGAATCGGGTGTGTTGGCGGATATTAAGCTGGAAGATGATAAACCAGGGTGGATGAAAGCTAAAGAAACTCGCAAAAAGAACGCAAAGGAAGATAAAAAGCAAAAGTTGAAAGAGTTTGACGAAGCAATCGAAAACGCGAATTTTGGCGAGCCTCCCTCAAAAGAAGACGTAGCTGAATATTTAGGAATTTCTGTAAAAACAGTTACTCGCAGATTGAATTCATCTAAAAAATACTGGTTCGACAAGAACTCAAATTCAATAAAAGAAAAAGGACAAGACCACAAAAACGAGGTCGTGTCCGAATAAGACAGCACCATAAATTTATGGTCGTGTCTTTGTCTCAAAAAGGACAGACAAGACCATAAAAATGTGGTCGTGTCCGGGACAGACAACTATATATTATATATATAGATAATGTCCTGTCGTCCATCATGTCCATACCTGTATAGACAGGGTTGCTTAAAACGCACCCTGTCATATACAAGGGTCATGGACTAAAAGCGAAATTTAAAAAAGAAAAGGAGTACATTTATAAAAATGTCTATTGAATTCTTTTTACCGATGCAAAAAATTCCGACAACGACTCACCAACAAAAAAAGGTAAACGTAAGATTTGGAAAGCCAATCTTTTATGAGCCAGAGGATCTGAAAAATGCCAGGGCGAAATTTGAGAGCTTGCTCGCGCAGCATGTGCCTCCGGATAAAATTAAAGGAGCAATTCGTCTGACGGTCAAGTGGTGCTTCCCTCGTATCAAGAAAAGCTACGACGGCCAGTACAAGACCACGAAGCCAGATACGGACAATCTGCAGAAGTTGCTCAAAGATTGCATGACGAAACTTGGCTACTGGAAAGACGATGCACAAGTGGCCAGCGAAATAGCAGAAAAGTTCTGGGCAGACACAGTCGGGATCTATATCAAGATTGAGGAATTGCCATGAAGATTGACTACATTGATTTCTTTAGCAGGGTCATTCCGGAATGGATGGCGCGCAGCAATCAGAAGAGTCAAGAGGTCGGTTTTGGTTCAGACGCTTATTGGCTATGGGCTGTGTCATCAATCGGAGAAATTTGCAAGCAATACAATGATGATGAGCTGGTGACAGAGCAGTTCGGTCTGCTCTTTAATTGGCTAGAAAAACAAGCAGGAGGAACAGGAAAATGAATAAACAAGAGTTGATTAAAGCAGTTATTGAGTTACCAGTAGATTGCAGTGGCTCTAGACCTAAGATTGATAAATTAACAACGTTGGAATTGATAAAGTTATTAAAAGAACCAGAAAAAGTCCAAATTCCGGAATTTGTGGCGGATTGGATTAGAAAATGTAAAACGTTTAAGCATTTTGCTGTAAGTCTATCTTTTGCATTACAACCCATTGTATGGGAAGAAAATAATCTCTCTGACAAATGTATTGACTGGTTGATGGATGCAAACAATCAAGAACTCTTCGCTCGAGCTTGGCTTGACGGTTACACAATCAAGGAGGAGAAAAAATATAAAATTACACTTCTGAACCGAAACGACGGGGACTTATATCTCGTCAACCAAAATGCTGACTTAGCAGATAAATACGGACATTTTTCTCCCGTAGTGCTCCTTTTTACAAAAGGGACTAATTTCTCAGAAAAGTGCTATAAACTCACGAAAAAGGAAGTAGTTTCGCATGATTTCGGCTGGGTATTCGATTGTCCAGGAATCAAGATTGAGGAGGTGGACGATTGACGATAAACATCAAACAACGATTAAAAGCTTTGCAATATATCGATATCAAAGCGAAGTCAAAACACCAGGAAATCATCAGCCTGAAATCGAGCATCTTGCGAGGGCAGCAGTTTAACAGTATGCCAAAGTCAGAAAATTCGTCTAATCGCTCTGAGGAATTGAACGTGCTGATTATTGATAAGTCAGAACAACTGTATCAGGAAATCCAAGAACTCTATCGGGAACGGGATGAGTTGGTGCAAGTGATTGAGTCATTGGACGACCCTGTAGAAAATATCATCATGCGGTTGTTGTATATAGATGGACTATCGTGGAATCAAATTCAAGCTCAGCTACGTTGCGGGCGCGGAACGATTCATCGGGCTAGAGAGAGCGCTTTGAAAAAAATTTCTAAAAAATGGAACTAATGGAACTCTTTGGAATTTTTAAAGTGATATTATGGTATTGTCAAGAAAATGAAAGCAAAACGTTTTTTATGATGACTCCTAGAAAAAAAGGCGCATACACGCGTCTTTTTTGTTATGAAAAATAAGGTGGTGATGGAAAATGGGATGACTGAAAAACAAAAGATTTTTGCCGATGAGTACATCATCTGCTTAAATGCAACGCAGGCTTATAAAAAAGCCTATCCAAATATTAAAAAGGATGAGGTAGCAAAAGCTGCAGGAAGCAGACTGTTAACTAATGTTAACGTCAAATCCTATATAGAAGAGCGATTGGAAGAGTTGAAATCCGAGCGTGTAGCAGACCAGCAGGAAGTCCTAGAGTTCCTCACTTCTGTGATGCGCGGTGAAGTTACGGAACCACTGCTTGTTTTAGACGGAGAAGGCACTCAACGTGTCGTAGAGGCAAAGCCTAATGTATCAACTCGTAAGAGTGCTGCTGTTGATTTAGGCAAGCGATATGGTCTGTTTACCGAGAAAGTAGATATCAATGCTACAGTTACCGAGACTAAGAAGTTTGACGATATCGTTAGTCAGTTGGGCGGTGATGGACTTGACGAATAGCTTCCCTTTATCTCAAAAGTACATTGATTTTTGCAATAGCTTTAATAATGTTGATGCGGACTTTTTGGAAGGTACAACGGCAGCTGGAAAAACAACGGTTGGTGTTGGTGTCAAGTTTATGCGAGCAGTTAGCAGAAATTCGAAGAAGTTTCACATCATTGCAGCAAAGACAGTTGGTGTAGCTGAAAAGAATATCATTAATCAGGATAACGGAATTTTAGACATACACAAATCAGCCGTCTATTGTGGTAATGGTGATAAAGATTCGAAGATTCCTCACATCAAGTTTGAGGGGAAAATCATTTATGTATTGGGATATGACAACAAGGAAAAATGGAAGCTGGTCCTTGGTGGTCAGTATGGATGTGTCTATATTGATGAGGTCAACACGGCTGACATCGAGTTTGTCCGTGAGTTGTCCACACGTAATGATTATTTGATGGCAACGCTCAATCCGGATAATCCTGATTTACCAGTCTACAAAGAGTTCATCAACAAGGCGAGACCGTACAAAAAATACGCAGGCGATGTTCCGGAAGAGATTATGCGAGACCTATCAGAACCAGCTAACCCTAAATGGCGTTACTGGTTTTTTACGTTTAATGACAATTTGTCACTAACACCAGAAGCTATCCAGAAGAAAAAGGATGCTGCACCAGTTGGGACTAAACTCTACAAAAATAAAATACTTGGTCTACGTGGCCGAGCAACAGGAATTGTCTTCGTTAATTTTGATAGCAAAAAACACGTATTGAGTAAGTCTTTTGTAAAGAATACGGTCACGTTCCAACGGTTCACAGCTGGACTAGATACAGCTTACTCAGCAAGCAGTCCGGATACAATTGCAATGATTTTCCAAGGGATATCAGATGACGGAAAGTTATACACGCTGGATGAGGAAGTCTACAACAACGCTGAGCTTGATGTACCGATTGCACCATCTGATACGGTGGTCAAGTTTATCAATTTCCTAGAGCGCAACCGTGGTGAATGGGGGCTGGCGCGTGATGTATTTGTTGATAGTGCGGACCAAGCAACGATTACAGAATTAAACAAATACAAGCGACAATACGGCTGTCTGTATATCTTTAACAATGCTTATAAGAAAACCAAGATTATTGACCGGATCAACTTCCAAATTGGTTGGTTAGCTCAAGGTTGCTACTATGTGTTAAGTCATTGTACGAATCATATCAAAGAGCTAAACACGTATGCGTGGAAAGAAGGAAAAGATGAGCCGGAAGATGCAAACGATCATACAATCAATGCGAATCAGTATGCGTGGTTGCCATACAGGAAGATAATCGGAAGAAAGGAAAACTAAAGTGGGAATAATGGATATGATCAGAAGGAGTATGAGAAGCTTTCTCAAACTGGAACAGGCACAGCCAAATGTCATCACAATTACAGAGGCAATGACGTTTGAAGATAATGCAGCAAAGAACCAAATTTGGTATCGCGGTGACTCATACGAACTGGACCAGATCTACAAGCAATTACCACACAGCAACATCAACTTTTGGGGAGCGACCAGCACTCCTGGTCAAGAAATTAGAAAGATTCACACAGGAATCCCTGGTCTTATCGTTGATAGGTTGGTAGATATCACGCTGCACGATATGAATGATTTAGATTTTGCCGAGGAAATGCAAGGAAATTTGTGGGAAAAGATTGCTGAAGATAGCAACTTCCACGATCAATTGCAGGAGGCGATTAAAGATAGTCTTGTGATGGGTGATGGTGCTTTTCGTATTTCATTTGATCCAGAACTTACAGCGTTGCCTATTGTTGAATGGGTTGGTGGAGATAGAATTGAAATCATCTACAACCGCGGAAGATTGAAAGAAGTTATTTTCCGCACACACTTCACTGAACACAGACGGAGCTATTTGCTCGAGGAAATCTACGGCTACGGCTCATTAACTTATAAGCTCTACAGGGGCGAAACTGAGCTAGATATGAGCGCGACAGAGTACACTGCTAACCTTGTCGATGTGGAGTTCGATAAATCCGTTATCTTGTGCTTGCCGTTTAAGATTTACACGTCACCTAAAGTAAAAGGCCGTGGTCAATCTATCTATGATCGTAAGACAGATGCTTTTGATAGCTTGGATGAGTCTTGGAGTCAGTGGATGGATGCTCTTCGTTCTGGACGATCACGAGAGTATATTCCTGAGAATTTACTTCCTAGAGATCCCTACACAGGCGAAATTAGTAAGGGCAATCCTTTTGACCATCGTTTTATCAAGGTCGAGACGGCGATGGGTGAGGATGCAAAGAACACAATCACATTGCAACAAGCTAATATTCCTCATGAAAGTTATTTGAGTACATACGTGACTGCGCTTGATTTAGCTTTACAAGGCATCATTAGCCCATCTACACTCGGTATCGATGTCAAGAAGCTAGATAATGCTGAGGCACAACGTGAGAAAGAAAAGACAACTCTCTATACTCGTAATGCTATTGTGACAGCTCTGCAAGATTACTTGCCAAAGTTAATTAGTATGGTTTTGAATGCTGATAGCGTGCTTAAGAAAAACCCGCTACAGAAAGTAAAGGTCGACGTGCCGTTTGGTGAGTATGCTAACCCTAGTTTTGAATCGCAGGTTGAGACAGTTTCTAAGGCTAAGACAGGTGGTATCATGTCGATTGAAGCGAGCGTTGAGGAATTATACGGTGACTCAAAAGAACAGAAATGGAAAGACCAGGAAGTGGCAAGAATCAAAGCGGAGCAAGGTGTGACAGAAGTCGACGTGCCATCATTGAATGAAGTTGCTAACGATTTTGAGATAGAGAAGGAGGCTGAAGATGCTGAAGACGGTGACGATAGGACAGAGGATCTATCACATGAGTCAGAAGGAAGCGCAGGGACTTCTACAGATAGCGAGCGATAATGTAGAGTTCGGTATCTATGCTGTTGAGAAGAACAACAAGTTGGATATGCTCAACCTCAAAATGCCTAGTAAAACAGCTTTGAAACGACAATTGAGAAGTTTTAAAGCGCAAGGTTTTAAGGTGTACTGCAATGGCTTATGATGTATCTAAAGCATTTGAGCGAATTGAAAACGATCTGCTTGATTCCATGATTAGAAATCTAGGAAGGCATAAGGCAGAGGAAACTGCTGAAGGTTTTGAATGGGAACAATGGCAGGTCGCTCAATTGAAAGAGCTTGAACGATTTAAGCGAGCTAATGCCAAAAAATATAGCAGAGAGTTTGCCAATATCAATAGCAAGATTTCCACTGCTATACAAGAAGCCTATAAGCAAGGCATGGATGATGAGGAAATGTCTATCCTGGAAGCTATCAAGAATGGTTTTGAACTATACAGTGGAAAAGATAACCTAGGGGCTTCATTTTTCTCTATCAACGAACGAAAGTTGAATGCGTTACTTAACTCGGTTGAGCATGATATGAAGACGGCAGAGCATGCTGTATTGAGGTATACAGACGACCAGTACAGGCGCACAATATTTGATGCTCAGGTAGCAGCTAACACAGGAGCTAAGACTTACGAGCAATCGGTGGATATGGCCACCAAAGATTTTCTAAGTCGGGGAATCACATGCATCCAATACAGTAACGGTGCCATGGTAAATATCGTATCGTACACTGACATGGCCATTCGGACAGCAACCAAAAGAGCCTACCTAATGGGTGAGGGAGTCAAGCGCCAGGAGTGGGGGATTCATACTGTTATCTTAAACAAGCGATCGAATGCATGTCCTCTGTGCATGCCTTTTGAAGGTAAAGTATTGATTGATGATGTCTGGTCAGGAGGTAGTGCGGATGATGGTCCATATCCATTGTTAAGTTCTGCAATGGCAGCTGGTTTGTATCACCCTAACTGCAAAGATAAGCATACAACTTATTTCCCTGGGATCAGTAGCGAGCCAGAGAAAATATTTACAAATCAGGAATTGGACGACATCAAGGAAAGACAGTTACTGGACAACAAAGTTCAGCATGCTAAGCGACAGGAGAAACGCTTTAGCAGATTATCGCAGTTCAGTCTCGATGAAGACAATGTTCAGAAGTACACATTAAGGGCGGAAGAATGGTCTAAACTTAAGTCTAATGCAGAAGAAAATCTGAAATACTTTGAAGCGAAAAAAGGATACAAATTATACCAAGAGTTTTCACTCGAAAGTGATAGTGATTACAAGAAATTCATCAATCGTCAGAGATTACCTAGAGATACTAGTGGCGTAGCTTCGAAGAAGATTGCTGCAGAGACACGACACATGTATATTGATGCGACTCGAAAAAAATTCAAGGGAGGTACAGAGCTTGGGCAAGACTTGTTTGCAAGACTAGCCGACCAGTCGGCGATTGCAACTATTGCAGAAACAGGAGTTGTAAGATATGAATCTGGAAAACTCTTCCTGAACATGTATAAGGACGTAGACGACCCTCGCGGACCTGGTACTGGTTATTTCCATGAATTTGGTCACCAAATAGATGAGAAGCTGGGTTGGGAATTCACAAAGGATAAAAAAATACTGCAACTTCTACGTAAAGACTTTATCAATTTGTCTGACGATACTATTTTCGAAGCAATCCACATCAACGATAAAGCCTCTTCGGCATCTGATATATTAGGAGCGTTGAGTGAAGGTAGAATACAAGGTAAGTATTCGCACTCGCTCGTTTACTGGGAGAAAAAAGGAAATATAGAGAGCGAGTTTTTTGCGCATGTCTTTGAGGCACAATTTGATAGTGAACGAAGAGAAATACTTGAAAAAACCTTTCCTGAGAGTTATAATTATGTTATAAATAAACTAAAGGAGAGGTAGTCATGCGGATTATCGAAAGCTATCAACGTGTAGCAGAAAAAGCAGATACATTCAGCGACATCTTTGGATATCGTTTAGTAGCCCCGATTTTTCCTGTAGCGGCTATCTATGGACCACAAGAAGAGAGTGATATCTTTGAAGCAAAATTAGACAAATGTATCAAAGATCAATACGATTATTTTGCAGATGAGTACGGCTATGATTCAGAAGAGAAAAGACGTAGACTGCAACGTGAGAAGTATGTATTTTACGATTGTTAATATCACAGAGCGCCGATAAGGTGCTTTTTTTGTACTCAGAAAGGATTGAAAAAATGAAATACAGAAAGAAACCAGTAGTCATTGAGGCGGTGCAGTGGACGGGCGAAAATGTAAAAGAAATCGCTACTTTTATGGGTATTGAATCTGTACCCTACGATTTAAACACTCGAAAACTATCTATTGTGACCTTAGAGGGCATCATGGAAGCATCAAAAGGCGATTACATTATCAAAGGCGTGCAAGGTGAATTTTATCCATGTAAGCCTGATATTTTTGCAGAAACATATGAAAAAACGGAGGAATGAAATGTTAGAGAAAGCAAAACAATTGGCATCACAAGAATTTTCGCGCTTATCAGATCGTGAAATCAAAGCAGAAGACTGCTTTGTAGTTTGGTTTAGCAAGACCCTGCAAAATTGGAAAGCTCTTGTTAGTACGAATACAATTACATCAAGCGAGCCTTGCGGAAATTATGCAGAAATCACACATAACGGAGACAAGAAAGAGACTTATGTGGATGTTTACACCAAGGTTTCAAATCGTGCCATTAAAGATTAGGAGGTGATCCAACATCTTGACTTGCAGGAATAGACTGCTATAAATCACTGTAAATCGCTATAAACCGCGTCGAATTCGAGGCGTTTTTTCTTATACTCTAACCGTATGGAATCCCGTACGGTTTTCTTTTTGTCCGAAGACTAAAAACTACGTGGAGACACCAGTGACAATAACTGAAATAGGGAGACACCCTTAAAACTGAAAGGAGAACGCTATGTTCAAACGCAAACTATTTTTCCATAATGCAGATACAGGAACCGGCTCTGCAGGTGGACAAGACACGTCAAGCCAAACTCAACCAGCTAGCACTCCTGAGATTGACTATGACAAAATCGCTAGCATTGTCGAAGGCAAGCAAAAAATTGCTGAAGACACCGTGCTAAAAAATTACTTTAAGCAGCAAGGATTGAGTGGCGAAGAAATGGCTCAAGCCATTACTGCTTTTAAGGCTCAGAAAGCTGATGCAACACCAGACATCACATCACTACAGCAACAGTTAACGCAGGCACAAGCAAGTGCATTGCAAGCTAATTTAGAGCGAAATCTACAATTAGCAGCAATCGAGGAAGGATTGCCTGTTGGTGTACTACCTTATGTGATGAAATTGGCTGATACATCAACTCTCACACTTGAATCGAAACCAGAAGATTTCAAAGCTATTGTCGCAAAAGTTTTGGAAGACGTTCCTGCACTGAAGCCAAACAAAGAAGAATCAACTGGGTTTCAACAAATCGGATCTACCGGTAAAACACAACAAACTAACCAAACTGATGCCATTGCTGCAGCGTTTGGTCTTTAAGAAAAAGGAGAATTAAATTATGACAGTTTATAACTACGCAGAACAATTCGAACAAGCTTTGCATCAAAAATATGCAAAAGAGCTTGCGTCTGTAGATTTGTTTAACTCAAATCCGCAAGTGAAATTTATCAATGCTCAAACAATCAAGTTGCCGAACATCACAGTATCTGGTTACAAAGACCACAATCGTCAAACTATCGGTTTTAATTCTGGAACAATTTCAAACGATTGGGAACCAAAGAAACTCGAACATGATCGCGACATCGAATTTGCAATCGATCCTATGGATGTTGATGAAACAAACCTTGTCGTCTCTATTGCCAATGTCCAAAATACTCTGGAAACTGAACAAGGTATTCCTGAAAAAGATTGCTACGTGTTCTCAAAACTCTACACAGAAGCAGGCAAGTATACTGCTAACGGTGCTACTATCGACACTACAACATTGACTGCAGAAAATATCTTGCAAAAATTTGATGACGCCATGGAAAAAATGGACGAAGCAGGTGTTCCGTCTGAAGGTCGCATTTTGTACGTCACTCCAGCTGTCAACAAGCTCTTCAAACAGGCTAAAGACATCCAACGTGTGCTAGGAGTGAATGGTTCAAATGGCGACGTCAAACGCTCTATCTATAGCCTTGATGACGTTAAAATCAAACAAGTGCAATCAGCTCGCATGAAATCACAATACAACTTTACAAATGGCTGTGTCGCAACAGATGAAGCGAAACAAATGAACTTCATATTAATCCACCCATCTTGTGAAGTTGCTCGTGAAAAATACTCTTACATCAAAGTATTTACACCAGGTCATGACTCACGTACAGCTGACAACTATTTGCTCCAATCTCGCTTCTACATGGATGCATTCTTGATCAAGAACAAAGCAGCTGGTATCTTTATCAACGCGACAGCGTAAGAAAGGATGGTGTAGCATATGGTATTAAAAGCAATTAAAGGCGCTCGCGTCTATGATATCGATGAGTCAGCGATCAATGATTTTGTTGGTCGTGGCTTTGAAATCTACGAAGATGGTGAATTAAAATATGGTGAATCTGTCGACAAGGTTTCAAAAGAGGAGTACGAAAAAGTTTTAGCTGACTTGAAAGATGCTAAGGATGAAATCAAGAAGCTCAAAGGAGCTAAGGAGTAACAGTCATGTATGCTAGTCCAGATTATTACAAAAAGACGTTTGTTGGTGTGATTTCTGCTGATTCAGAAGTTCTGGCTAGCAAACTTAAATCAGCTTCTGACAAGATTGATATACTTACGTTCAACCGAATCCGTGGCATTGGATTCGACAATCTGACGCCATTTCAGCAGGAAGTTATCCGAAAGGCTTGTTGTCAGATTGTTGACTTTGAAGAGGTTAATGCTGATTTGATAGCTACTACAGTTTCAAACTACAGTATTAATGGTGTGTCAATGCAATTAGGATCAAATTGGAACATTGCCACCGAACAAGGTATTGTTATTTATCGCAAAACCTATGAACTTTTGAAGCAAACAGGATTGACGAGGAGGGTTATTTGATGAAATTTCCACAACTTGTCTTACCTCAATTTTGTCAGACGCCAATCACAGTCACAGTCAACCAAGAGGGAGTTTCTGAAGATGGCGAACCTTTGGAGGCGTTTAGAGAAAATCTAAAATGCAATTATCAGGACGGTGTCAAAACAGTCCTAACCGACCAGAAGAAGCTGGTCCAAATTACTGGGTCAGCTTATTTCGTTGGTGATATTGCACCGTATTTGCCTACATTGAGCGGTGGGACTGCAATTGTATTTGGTATTGTCAGGAGGATTGTGGATAGCCGGAAAGCTAGAAATCCAGATGGGACTGTCAACTATACCTACATCGGATTGGAGTGATGCTATGTTTGTGAATTCTACAGTAAAGCTAGATTTTGGCACTATCCGCAAACTGGAAAGGGCTCAAATCATAGCACTGGAACAGACTGCTGAATACCTGCATACAGAAGTTGTGCAGGCACAAGTCGTTCCATTTGATAAAGGTGTGTTGCAAGGCGAAGCAATGGCTCCAGACTACTCACGTTCATCCCAAGGTGTAGTAAGCCTGGTACATTCCACTCCTTACGCAAGACGATTGTACTTTCATCCTGAATATCAATTTCAGACGAAAGAAAACCCTCATGCAAAAGGAAAGTGGTTTGAGGACTGGGCTGATGGTGGCAAGAAGTCACACAAAATAAAACAAGCCTACGGGCGACTTTACAAACAAATCACGGGGGTTTAAGCATGATTACACTAGCTGAAGTCCGTGACTGGATTAAAACATTTAATGCAGCTAACAACTACTACATTGGCAAGATCGATAATAAGCAAGAAAATAGTATAGGCATTTACCAACGAAAGACAATCGATGGTCCTCGGGTAGCAATCGGAGGCAGATCACTGACAAGCTATGATGTCAAATCAATCAGCATCTTAATTCACTGGAACAAGAATGCGAATGAGACTGAGAAGCGTGCTCAGTACCTCTACAATCGTCTATTTGAGGCTGAATCGGTTGTTATCGGTGGAACACCTATTAAGATGATTGCCTTATTACAGAACGAGCCTGTGGACGTAGGAACAGATGATAATAACGTGTATGAGCGTGTTATCGAGCTTGATTTATATTACGAAAGAGAGGGCAACTAATGGCTCAGAAAACTGGGGTATTCCCCGTATATGAAAACCAGTTCCAAGTAAATAAAGGAACTGCAGGAGTTGAATCACTTGTTGATATTGCAGACATGGAATCATTCTCAGTATCATTTGACAATGGTGTTGAAGAATGGAAACCATTTGACCAAAAAGGTTGGACACGTCGTTTGATGACTGCGAAGTCAGTTACAATTTCTGTTTCTGGTAAACGAAACGTAGGTGATGCCGGTAACGACTACATCGCAGGTCTTGCGTTTAAAAATGGTCGCGATTCTGAAGCGGACTTCCAATGGACTTTCCCAGATGGAACTAAAATCAAATTTAAAGACGCGGTTATCAATCTTAAGGACTTTATTTCAGGGGATTCAACTGGTGTTGCACCATTATCATTTGATGTCATGTCAAATGGTAAACCGGAAGTGGTGCCAGCAGGTTAATTTAGAGGGTTTCGACCCTCTTTTTATTTTAAGGAGGAAATATGGCTGAAGCTGAAGAAACCAACGCAATAGCAACCATGGCTTTTATTGATATCGATACAGGTATTGAATACAAGGCTGGAGATACCGTTGATTTAAGCGGTAAATCCAAAGAGCGAATCGAAGCTATGGCAAGCAAAGAAAATCGAACTGGTCAAGTACTGATCAACATTTTATTTGAAGAAAAGGAAACCGAATAATGTCAAAAGTAATTGATATCACAGAAAAACTCAATTTTGAAGAAAATCCAAAATTGAAAATTAAAGATGCTGAAATTGAAGTCAATACAGATGCAACAACTGTACTGACTCTGATGCAGACTATCGGTGATGAAGAAGGAACTCCATCTGCCAAAAAAATGATGGAAATGTTTGAGCTAATCTTCCCTGAGAATAGTCGCAAAACACTTAATGAAATGCGCTTGAATTTTTCTGATTTAACTAAAGTTATTGAAGCAGCGATGACATTGGTCATGGGAGAAGAAGAAGTGGGAGAACAGTGAGCCATACTATGACCTATTTGAGGATTTCGATTTAATCGTCAGTTCTCTTAGGACACAGTATGGCTTATCTGTATACTCTAATGAATTTAAGAATATGAAGTGGAAAGAGTTCAAGGCTCTCTTAGCTGGTTTGTCTGGAGAAACACCGCTTGGTCGAATCGTACAAATTCGAAGCGAAGATGACCCTAAAATGCTAGAGGTATTTTCAGAAGGACAGCACCGTATTCGCAACGAATGGAGATTGAAACTTGCCAAAGAGAAAACAGAACAAGATTTGACTCAAGTTCTTGAAGAATTAAAACAAGCCTTTGTTGAGATGGCTAAGTAGGAGGTGATAGCTATTGGCACAAACAGTTGGCCAGATTGGTCTTGACCTTGTCGTCAATGACAAACAATTTAAAGGGCAGATGAGTGGCTTGCAAGGAATGGCGACGAAAGCTGCCAAGATGCTTGCAGGAGCATTTGCAATCAAGAAACTTGTTGATTTCGGAGCTCAAGCTATCAAGCTCGGCTCAGATCTCAACGAAGTACAAAACGTTGTTGACGTTGCTTTCCCACGCATGAGCAAGCAAGTTGATGACTTTGCAAAGCAAGCTATGTATACCTCTGGGCTATCAGAGACCATGGCAAAACGATACACCGGTACATTCGGTGCGATGACTAAAGCTTTTGGTTTTAACGAACAGAAAGCTTACGAGATGTCGACAGCCTTAACTAGTTTAGCGGGCGATGTGGCATCTTTTTATAATATTAGTCAAGATGAAGCCTACACAAAGCTAAAATCAGTCTTTACTGGTGAAACAGAGACACTTAAAGATCTAGGTGTTGTCATGACTCAATCAGCACTTGATGCCTACGCAATGGCTAACGGATTTGGAAAGACGACACAAGAAATGTCTGAGGCTGAAAAAGTTGCTTTGCGGTTCGCATTTGTAACAGACAAGCTTTCATTAGCTAGTGGCGACTTTGCTAGGACATCGGATAGTTGGGCTAACCAAGTTAGGATTATGAAGCTACAGTTCGAAAGCTTTATGGCAAGCGTTGGAGTTGGCTTGATTAACATTTTTACCCCAGTTATCAAAGTCATTAACTTTTTGCTCAGCAAATTGCTGACAGTAGGTAATGCTTTTAAAGCATTGACGGAGCTATTTACGGGCAAGAAGTCTATGAAAGGCTCCGGTATTCAAGAAACTGCCGATGCGATTGGTAATTTAGGAGAGGCTTCTGATGGTGCAGCAGGAGGAGCTGGCAACTTAGGAAAAGCCGCTAAAGGAGCCGGAAAGGCTGCGGATGGGGCTGGTAAAGCAGCCAAGAAAGCTGCCCAAGAAATGAAATCTCTCATGGGATTTGACCAAATCAATAAACTATCTGACTCATCCGATAGCGGAGATGGTGGTGGAGATTCCGGAGGCAGTCCTGGTGGTTCAGGCGGCGGAGGTGGTGGAACACCTAAAGGCGCTGAAGTCGATATGGGGAAAATTGCTGAAGGTGGGAATCAATTAGACGGTCTGTTTGATGGATTGTTTAAACGATTGCTTGAACTCGTCAAATTGTTCCAGAATGGTTTCAACGCTTCATTTAGATTCGATGGTGTTGAACGCCTTCAGAGTGCTTTAAAACGAATCGGTGAATTACTACAAGAGATATTTACAGATCCAAAAGTTGTGGCTTCATTCCAAACCATGCTTGATAAGATAGCTTATGCTCTAGGGCAGTTTGTTGGCTCGATAGGGACTATCGCTCTCGGGATAGGAGTCTTTATAGCCGAAAGCATAGCTAACGGCTTAGAGCGCCAAAAAGAGCGTATTAAGAGTGCTCTTGTGTCTCTATTTACCAACATAGGAAACGTAGCTGAGGTTGCTGGTAATATCGTTCAAGCTTTCTCAAATGGTTTTTACGATGTCATCACATCTTCTGGTGCGGTTCGTATAGGTAGTGCCATTGTATCTGCGTTTTTAAGTGCTGGTAGTACAGTAATCGAATTAGGCAGTAAGATAGCAGGAGATTTTGCTAAAGGAATTGAAAAAGCAATAGTCCCGAATGTTCCACAGTTAGTAAAAGCTTGGACAGGATTATTAGATGGCATTGCTCCTGTTTTTGAAAGTTTAGAATCACTGGTAAATGATGTTGGTGATGCGTTGAAACGTGTGTACGATGACAAAGCAAAACCATTTATTGACTCTTTGACAAGTGGTTTTGGTCAGTTGATGAAAAGCTTTTTGGATGGGTGGAATACTTACCTCAATCCAGTTCTATCAAAATTAGGCGAAAAGTTTTCGGAAGTTTATGACGCTCATGTAAAACCAGCTATCGATAGTCTCTCTATGCTTTTAGGTAGTTTTTTTGATTTTTTCAAAGCTGCTTGGGAAGACTTTGTTTCGAATGTAGATGTCGAAAAATTCATGGAGATTCTTAGTGGATTAGTAGAAGTTGTCGGTACAACGTTGATCAATGCTATTGCGGCACTCTCTGATATTATCAGTGGTCTTGCTCAAGCTCTATCTGGTTTGATTGATTTTGTAACGGGTGTTTTTACAGGTGATTGGGATTTAGCTTGGAACGGAATTAAAAATCTATTTTCCGGTATTATCAAATCTCTCTTGGCCGCGCTTGGAATTGACATCGATTCGATGATTGCAGAGTTCACCCGTTGGTGGGAATCTGTTAAGACCATTTTTGCACCTGTTGTTCAATGGTTCAAGGATAAGTTTAAACAAGCTTGGGATGCCATTGTTGCTATCTTTACCGGTATTGGTTCCTGGTTTTCTCAACGCTACAATGAGTTAAAAAGCAATCTTGCTTCTATTCCTGATTGGTTCAAAGACAAATTCCGTAGCGCGTGGGCAGGTTTAACAGGTATCTTCAATCCTATTGCAAGTTGGTTTGCAGGGAAGTGGAGTAATATTCAATCTGCTCTTGCTAGCATACCAGGGTGGTTTTCTTCAAAATTCCGCGAAGCATATAACAATGTCAAGAATGCATTTTCGGGCATTATCGGGTTCTTTAGCGGACTTTGGGGGCAAATACGCTCAACGTTTACTCATGTTGGAACCATGGTTGGAAGCGCCATTGGCGGTGCTGTACGTAGTGTTATTAACGGGGTACTTGGCACGGTAGAAAGCACAATCAATAGTGGTATCAGCTTACTCAATGGCGCTATTAGCGTGATTAATAAATTACCTGGTGTAAATATCGGTGGATTTAGTTACATTGGACTACCTCGACTTGCTCAAGGTGGCTTTGTTAAGGCCAATACACCACAAATTGCCATGATTGGTGACAACAAGCATTACGGTGAGATTGTTGCTCCGGAAAATAAAATGCTTGAAATGGCACGTCGTGCAGCGGAATTGTCAAATAATGGCGGTGGACCAGAAGTTCTAGCCTTACTGACACAGTTGTTACAAGCGGTTCGTGCTCTTGATTTGACAATTGATGGTGATAAAATCACCAAGAAGATTGTAGATAAAATCAATGAAATTGCAATTAAAACAGGGGAATCCCCCCTCATGATTTAGGAGGTATGCATGAGTGAAATATCAGTAGGTGGAGTAGCTCTTGCTTCTCCAGTTGAAATCAGCATCAATAATGAGATTATCTGGTCATCTTCTACGGGTCGTAGTGCTAGTGGATTGATGACGGGTGACGTCATTGCAGAAAAACGTACATTCTCCATCAAATGGGGGATTATCACAGAAGCAGAAAGAAATCTTATCAAGTCTAAATTGGTAGCTGGATTTTTTACTGCAAATATTTTAGGACAGTCTATCACTGGTTATCGCGGAACTATCACAGAGACAGTAATGGGGCGTCTGAGTGACGGTGTGACTTATTACAACGGCTTATCTGTATCTATTATCGAGCAGTAGGAGGAATTATGCTAGAAGTAACATCAGATTATATCAAAGCAATAGAGAATCATCTGCGCGTGTTTGAGGCTAACTTTGACTTAAATGGTAAGAGATACACAAAAACCAAAATTGCATCAGCTACTTACGATAGTTCCATCGGTAATAGTAATGATTTTACAATTGGTGGTGGGTACATCAATAGTCTAGAAATTGAAATTAAAGAGATTATTGAAGGTCTGCAAGAAATGATGCCGGCAACAATGTCGGTAGCAATTGCGGGTAAAACCGTCCCACTTGGCAAGTTTTTTGTTACCGAGGTCAAGCTAGATCGTAATGATAAAAAGACCAAAATTAAGCTACAGGACGAGTTTGTTAGATTGTCTGGTGCTTATGATAGTCAGCTTACTTATCCAGCTTATACAAGGGATATTTTATCAGAAATCGTGAGATTGACAGGTATCACGACAGATACTAATATCCAATTAGTAAATGATCAAGTTGCGAAGAAACTAGAAAAAACAAGTTATCGTGAGGCGTTAGTTTATTTAGCGCAATTATCAGGAAGCTTCGTCAGATTTAATCGTAATGGGAAGCTTGATTTTATCAAGTTAAAGACAACATCAAGACATATCACAAAAGATATGTATAAGCCAGGTGGATTAGAACGTGACGAGATACCTTACAGGTTGAAAGGTATTGAGTGTAAGTCTGCTGATAAGGTTGTGTATAAATCAGGATTGTCCACAGGTAATATCATGAAGTTAAAAAATCCATGGGTTACACAAGAAATTCTGGATCGTGTCTTCAATGAATACCGTGATTTTAACTTTTATCCATATACATTGTCCTGGCGTGGTGATATGGCTATGGAAGCTGGTGACTGGGTTACAGTACACTGGGATGAAAATATCTATTTCAACATTCCAATGCTGTCCTACAAACTTTCGTTTGATGGTGGTTTATCTGCCCATAGTAGTGGAAATGCTGCCGGAGTTGCACAAGGTACTTATAAATATAAAGGAGCCATACAACGTCAAATAGAGTATTTAGACGAACTTATCACTAAACAAGGTAGTATGTATCTTGATACATCAAGCCCTACTAACCCCAAAAATGGAGATATATGGTTTAAACCTAATGGTGGCTATGTTGAAATGTGGGAACGTGTAGAAGGTTCATGGGTTAAAAAGGCAGACAGCGCTAATGTCGGAGAAATTGTCAATACAATAACCACTGATGAATTACTAGCAAAAAAAGTTTCTGCAGCAATTGGTAATTACATTACGTTAAATGCCAAAAATATAACTGCTGGAGATCTGGATTTAGCACGTTTGCGAATCATGAATGGTTTGCAAGAGATTGTTTCCGTACGTGACGGCAAAGTTGTGATGAACATTGATAAGCTCACTATCAATGCTCAAGATGTAGCGACGAAAGAAGATCTAAAAAAAATTGAACTGACTCCTGGACCTCAAGGGGAACGTGGGCAACAGGGGGTACCTGGTGTCCAAGGTTTGCAAGGCCCGAAAGGCGACCAAGGTATCCCAGGAAAAACTGGAGCTGACGGACGCACTCCATACTTGCATAGAGCTTGGGCTAATTCTGCTGACGGTCGTGATGGTTTTAGTACAACAGATAGCACAAATAAGCGCTATTTAGGTACTTACACTGATTTCACTGAGGCAGACAGTCAGAATCCTGCACAGTATAAGTGGACCGCTCTCTTTGAGAATGTAGAGATTGGTGGAAGAAATCTCTTTCTTAATTCACTATTCAAACGTAGTCTAAGAGAACGATACTCAACTTACTTTTTAGATGATAGTCAGGAGCAAACACAAGGACAGCTCACTTTGAGCATAGATACTAATATCAAATTCAGAGGAGCTAATACTTTAAAAATTGTATCTACTTATAACGGTAAGGCGACTAATCAAAAAGTTACGTTTAGAACCGGTGGGGATACACGTTTGGGCACCGTTGACGAGATGAAAAATAAAGCTGTTAGGTTTAGTTTTTGGGCAAAATCTACTGTCAATAATACGAATTTTCAAGCTAGGGCAGGATATCGGAACGCCGTGGAAGGTGTCTCGTTGACCACCGATTGGAAATTTTATGACATTGAGTTAACGAAAAAAGAAAACTCAAATGCAACTAATGAGCTGATTTTACACATATTTACCGCTGCTACTGTTTGGATTGCCTTTCCAAAAGTAGAGGTAGGAACAGTCTCTACAGACTTTTCAGAAGCTACTGAAGATATCCAGAATGACATCAACTCCAAGGCTGACCAATCACTGACTCAAGAGCAATTAAATGCTCTAGCTGAAAAAGCTCAACTTCATGATGTAGAATTAAAAGCTAAAGCGACAATGGATCAGTTCAGTGATTTAGAAAAAGCCTATAATGCTTTTGTAAAATCAAATGCAGAAAGCCAAAAAAAATCTGAATCTGATTTAATCGAAGCGGGCAGAAGAATTGAGTTTTTATCAATAGAATTTGGTGGCTTGAAGGAGATGAAAAAGTTCATCGATACCTATATGAGCGCTTCAAATGAGGGGCTCATCATTGGAAAGAACGATGCTAGTTCATCAATCAAAGTCAGTCATGATAGGATTTCTATGTTTTCTGCAGGTAAGGAAGTAATGTATATTTCGCAAGGTGTGATTCATATCGACAACGGTATTTTCACCGCGTCAGTTCAAATCGGACGCTTTAGAACAGAACAGTATTATCTTGACAAAGATGTGAATGTTATTCGATATGTAGGAGGTTAAAAAGAGGAAAATGACTAAATTTATCAATTCTAGTGGCCCATTGCATTTGAACCTTTACGTCGAACAAGTTAGTCAGGACATTACTAATAACTCTTCGAAAGTAAGGTGGCGGGCTACTATCGACCGCGATGGAGCTTATAGAACATGGACTTATGGAAATATCAGTAACCTTTCTGTCTGGTTAAATGGCGCAAGTGTTCATAGCAGTCACCCGGATTACGATACGTCCGGAGAAGAGGTAACGCTCGCAAGTGGAGAGGTTACAATCCCTCATGACAGTGACGGGACAAAGACTATGTCTGTCTGGGCATCTTTTGACCCCAATAACGGAGTTCATGGCAACATTACAATTTCGACGAATTATACATTCGACAAAATTCCTAGGTCTACGCAAATTTCTAGCTTAGAAGGAAATCGAAATTTAGGCTCACTTCATACCGTTATATTCAATCGAAAAGTTAACTCGTTTACTCATCAAGTCTGGTATAGAGTTTTTGGAAGCGAATGGATTGACCTAGGGAAGAACCATGGGACAAGTGTATCCTTTACCCCATCTTTAGATCTTGCTCGACACTTACCTAAATCTAGTTCCGGGCTAATGGACATCTGTGTTCGAACATATAATGGGTCTACCCAAATTGGAAGCGATGTGTACTCTAATGGCTGGCACTTTAAAATCCCAGACAGTGTAAAACCTACCTTCACAGGTCTTTCATTAACTGACATGAATACGGTCGCAAGACGGCTTTTGGGTGGAAATGATTTTTTACAAATCATTTCAGATATCCAAGTAAACTTCAACAATGCGTCTGGCGCATATGGTTCTACCATAACTGGATATCGAGCTGAAATTGTTAATAGAAAAATGGTCGTAACTAAAAACGGTGGTAGTTTTGGTATCATGAACTTTAGCGGTTTGGCAACCATTCGAGCTTATGTTGTCGATAGTCGGGGCAAACAATCAGATACTAAAGATATTACTATCAACGTGATCGAGTATTATGCCCCTTCCTTTAGTTTTTCCGCGCTTAGAACTAGAGGCAATCCAAATACATTGCAAGTGTTAAGAAATGCCCGAATAGCTCCTATAATGCAGTCAGGAAAGCAAAGGAATGTAATGTCCTTAACTTTCAAAGTTGCTCAGATAGGTAATGAGAATTTCACGGATGATAATGGTAGTGCATCTGGTAATTTTACAAGTGTTCATACATTGACTAACTCAGCTGCTAACATGGCGGGGAATTATCCATCGAATAAATCCTTTGTGATTATTGGTAAGCTTGAGGACAAGTTTACAAGCGTTGAATTTTCAGCTACTGTTGCAACTGAAAGCGTAGTAATGTCCTATGATAAGAACGGACGTATAGGCATTGGTAAGGTTGCAGAATTTGGGAAACCAGGCTCATTAGATGTTCTAGGCGATATCTACTCGAATAACAAGCCAATTCAGCAGTATCAGCTGACTAATGCTTATGGTGGCTTAAGTAGAGGTAGCGCTCAATGGGATGATGTTTGGAATAAGCAGGCGACAGAATTTGGTTGGAGAAATGGAAAATACGCAGATAACCCTACTGGTAATGATTGGGGACTATTTCAAAACTATTGGCTTGATAGTTGGAAAGGCGTTCAATTTTTCACTGGGGTAACATCAAATAGGTTTTTCTTTAGGACCTACAACAATGCCAATAAATGGGCTCCAACGCAATGGAAAGAGATTGCTACCAAAGATGACATTCAGAGCACACCTTGGCAAAATGCCAACCTACAAAATGGGTGGCGCCATCATCCTGAGTATGAAAAAGTGCAGTTTTCAAAAACGTTCGACGGGATTGTTTATTTAAAAGGGACTTGTAGAAACGGGACAACGAATCGCGAGACCTTGTTATTTAATCTTCCTGAAGGATTTCGACCGACAACGTCATTATTTAAGTCTGTTCTAAATAATGATTTCAACCATGCCGTTATCGGTATTTACCCAAGTGGGAATGTCGTTGTGAAACACAATGTAGATTCTAAATGGCTTAATTTAGATAACGTTTCATTCAAAATTTAAAAAGGAGAAAGCATGAAATTAGAATACGGTTCAAAATCACAAGAATTTGATGCAAGCGGAAAAGAATCCGCTACAAAGGTCACGTTAGTCAATGCAGACGGTGCTATCGTACCTATCTTGTTACCTGCCGATAAAATCAGCCTATCAAATAGCGAACTTTTTGAGTTAGCTCTTGAGGCTCTTTATCAAGAGAATTTCCCAAACCGTGCTGAAAATGAGAAATTCAACCAGGTGGATGCGCAGCTCAAGCAAAATAAGGAAATGGCAACTAAGGTAGAGCAAGCGGCCGTAGAGAATAAGGAAAATCTTGACACGGTATCATCTATCACTGAGGTTCTGATCGCTCTGGCTATTTCTCAAAACGGAGGCATGCCTACTCATGCTTACAACAAGGTTGCTGGGTTCATCAAACCGCTTGTTAAAAGTACACGGTATGGAAACGGCGATATCGTCGCTATGCCATATCCGTTTGACACCAATCCGAAATGGCCAAAAGGAACCAAGACTATTTTCAAGTTCCAAATGCAAGCCACAGAAGGCTACACTTGGAAAGAACAGGCTCTTGCTGAGATGCTTCAGCAAGGTGTGCTGACCGTGGTCATGCCACGTATTGAGTAAAAGGAGGTTATATGCCAATTGAAGAAGCTGAAAAAATCGCTCAAAGTCAGGTAGCTTGGGCGATTTTGTTTATCTTACTTTTCTTTATTATCATTCGATATCTTATCAAGACCTCGGACAAGCGAGAGAAGAAGATTATGGATTTGCACGAGCAATCAAAGGCCGACTCTAACAGACGAGAAGAGCGTTTGATGACTCACCTGGAAAAAACTACTACAGAATTAACCACAATCACTCACGCGGTCGGAGATATTCAAAAAGAAATGGTCCGCATGAACGACCGCATGGAAGAAATCGAAAAAGGAGAATAACACATGCAACAAATTACTGAAATCATTATCGTTTCAGCTACTGGAATCTTGACTGTTTTGGCTGGGATCGTGGTCAAATCGATTAAGGATTTTTTGATTAAAAAAGGCGGTGAAAAGACCATCAAGATTGTCGAAATCCTTGCTAAGAACGCGGTCAACGCTGTGGAGCAAGTAGCTCAAGAGACAGGCTTCAAGGGCGAGGAAAAGCTGGAACAAGCCCGTACGAAAATCCGTGCTGAACTCAATAAGTACAATATCAGCATGACTGATAAGGACTTGGATACATTCGTTGAGTCAGCAGTCAAACAGATGAATGATGCGTGGAAAGGGGAATAATAATGGATATTGATACAAGTAGACTAAGAACTGACTTACCACAGGTGGGGGAGCAACCATACAGACAAATTCATGCACACTCAACAGGAAATCCAAATTCAACTGCCCAAAACGAAGCGGACTATCATATGCGTCGTCCTGTTGATTCTGGCTTCTTCTCTCACGTTGTCGGCAACGGCCGTGTGATGCAGACCTGGTACACAGACATGGGAGCTTATGATGTAGGTGGAGGCTGGAACGTTGAAGGCTATGGACAAGTAGAATTGATTGAGAGCCATGCTACTAAGGAAGAGTTCATGCGCGATTATAAGCTCTATGTTGAACTACTGCGAAACCTTGCTGATGAAGCAGGAATTCCGAAAACGTTGGATTCTGATAGTTTGGCTGGAATTAAGACGCACCAATACTGTACGTATAACCAGCCACGAAACTACTCTGACCACGTGGATCCGTATCCTTATCTTGCAAAATGGGGCATCAGCCGTGAGCAGTTTAAAAAGGATATCGAAGGTGGCTTATCTGAAGCTGGCTGGAAACGCAATGAAACCGGCTGGTGGTGGGAGGAGTCAGATGGCTCGTATCCGACAAAACGCTGGAAGAAAATCAACAATGAGTGGTTCTACTTCGATGAACGTGGATACTGCCTAATCAACCGTTGGTTCAATGATGGCAAAGATTGGTTCTATCTTGACAAACGTGGCGCAATGGTCACAGGCTGGATGTTCCTCAACCATCGATGGTATTTCTTCAAATCAGACGGTCGCATGGCCACTGGTTGGGTGAAATACCGTGAAACCTGGTATTTTATGGAAGAAAAAGATGGCTACATGCTCTCTAAACAATTCATTAAGTCAGGCGATGGCTGGTACTATTTGAAAGCCAACGGTGAACTTCACACAGACCCAGCATTCAAAATAGAACCAGACGGGCTTATCACTATCGTCGATAAACCAAAAGAAGAAAAATAAAAACAGAAAGAATTTCAAAATAGATTACACTAGCCCGCAGGCTCAGGCTTGCGGGCTTTTTTTGTTTTATAAGGGGCAAAAAAGGGGCAAAAATGTCGTAAATGTCTGTAAAACGATGTAAAAAGTCAACTTTGCTCTCGCTTTAAAGCTCTAAATTTCAACGTATTGTGAAACAGTGTAAATTATCGTATCGCCTATAACTGTTGTGTGCTCTTTTTTTCGTGCTTTTTCCGAATAAATAAGATAGAATAATCTAGAATAAATGATAATAGAAAAGAGAAGATGATGAAAATTCGTGGTT